ATTTTTCAAATGAACCAAAAAAACATCCAGTGATTTATGTTTTCTGTGAAGTTATGAATCCTGACGGAACTCCACACGAAAGTAACCACCGTTCAAAATTGGGTGATGAAGATATGAACATTTGGTTTGGTTTTGAACAAGAGTATTTTATTAGCTCACAGTCAAGTAAAAGAATTTTGGGAATGAATGGTGATACAGAACCACAAGGAAAATACTACTGTGGAGTGGGTTCAAAAGTTAAAGGTCGAGATTTGGTTGACACTCACTATGATATGTGTCTTAATATGGGAATCACAATAACTGGAGTAAATGCCGAAGTCGCAACTGGACAATGGGAGTTTCAAGTATTTTCCCAAGGTAAAAAGTCCGCTTGTGACGACTTATGGATGTCAAGATATTTTTTGAACAAATTATCAGAACAATTTGATTATGAGATTGTTTATCACCCAAAACCGTTAACATACGGAGAATGGAATGGTTCGGGGCTACATACCAATTTCTCAAACAATAGAATGAGAGAAACAGGTGGGGAAGAGTACTTCAACTCTATCTTTAAATCATTTGAATCTCGTCATCAACAACACATTGATGTTTATGGTTCTGACAATCATTTGAGATTGACTGGAAAATATGAAACACAATCAATTGATAAGTTTAGTTGGGGTGTAAGTGATAGAGGAGCATCAATTAGAGTACCAAGAGACACTGCAAAAGAATGGAAAGGATATTTGGAGGACAGAAGACCTTCATCAAATGCTAACCCATATGAAATATCTAAAGTTATTTGTGATTCTTTGAACATGGCAGATGAACTTGACTTAACTTTGCAGAACATGTACTCAAATGTTAGCATGAAAGAAATTGATGAAATCGCGAAAAAATACAAAGCAGATATATCCGACCAACTCCTCAGTGAATATAGAGAAGATTAAAAGGTTATTAAAAAGACCTACACACGTAACCTATATTAGTCAACACATTCTGAGAAAAACATTACAAGAAACAAAGATGGAGATTGACATATTGATATCTGAAGGTTATATTGAAGAGAGTAAATACGCGAAAGAATATTATAAATTCACGGACAAGTAAGTTGGAGGCCTAATCTATATGATGGTGTAAATTAATCCAAAAGCACACCAACAAACTTGTTTTAAAAAAATATCTATGGTAAATAAAGAAATGGTAAACAACCCTGACCATTATGGAGGAGCGGAGAATGTTTACGAAGTTGTAAAGGTTTGCGAGGCTTGGGGTCTTGATAAAGACGCCTACCTATTCAATGTGGTTAAATATATTGGTAGGGCAGGCAAAAAAGATTCAGATAAAGAACTTCAAGACCTTAAAAAAGCACTTTGGTATTTAAATCGAAAAATTCAAAATTTAGAAAATGAAAAAAGTAATGTTTAGTTTAGTTGCAATTGCGACTTTGATGTCATCTTGTACAGATGCGGAATTAGGTAAATTGGGTGGATATGGAGACACCTTTACGGTTAAGGTTCTTGGACCGGATACCATCATCACTTATCACTCAACAGGTAAGGTATTGAGTGAAAAAACTAGTGATGGTTATTACTTCACATCAAGAGAAACTGGAAAGTTGGTTGAGGTGAGTGGAAATGTTATAATTGAACAGGAATAATGTTGACACTTGGATGTACCCTATGTGGGATATGGGTTGGAATTTTAGTAAGTTATCTCGCAACTAAAGATATGTTTAAAAAACAAAAATGATGGAATTTGAAAAAGTAATTAATACCGTTATTAACGGGGATTGTGTTGAGGTAATGAGAGAAATGCCCGACTCATTTGTCGATTTAATTGTCACCTCACCACCATACGGAGTTAACATTAATTATGATGTTCATGACGATGACATGGAGATTAGTCAGTATTTGGAATTTACCCGTAATTGGTTGACACAGGCTTACAAAGTTTTGAAAGATGATGGAAGGATTGCACTCAATATTCCTTACGAGATTAACCGACAAGAAAAAGGTGGTCGTATATTTTTGGTATCTGAGGTTTATCAGGTAATGAAAGAAGTTGGGTTTAAATTCTTTGGAATTGTCGACCTTGAGGAAGATAGTCCACATCGTAGTAAGACAACCGCTTGGGGTAGTTGGATGAGCCCATCAAGTCCATATATCTATAACCCAAAGGAATGTGTAATTCTTGCTTATAAGAAACATCACATCAAGAAAGTTAAAGGTGAACCACAATGGAAAGGAGAACCAATAACAACTGAAGAAGGTAAAACAAAGATGTTATATACCGAACAGGATAAGAGGGAATTTATGGAACTGGTGTTCGGACAATGGAAATATCTTAACGACTCAAGACCATTAACAAAAGCAACATTCTCAATGGATATTCCAACTAAGGCGATTAAGATATTGTCATATAAGAATGATGTAATCTTAGACCCATTTAACGGTAGTGGAACTAGTTGTGTGGCGGCTGAAATACTTGACCGTAGATGGATTGGAATTGAGTTATCACCAAATTACACAGAAATCGCGAGAGAAAGGATTCAGTCGTTTGTTGATAAAAAGAAACAACAAAAAATAGAATTTGAAGAAGGGACAGTTTAGTGTCCCTTTTTTATTTTTTCGATATTTATAAAGAAAAAATATAATGGACAAAATATTGAACGAATCGGCACTCAATAACAGAATTTCTGAAATTTATAAAGAAGAACAAATAAAAGTAATCCAAGAGAAGTGGGATAAGTTATCCGATACCGATAAAATAATTGTTATCGAGATGATTAAATATTATTACCCTGAAAATTCAAAATTAATATCTGAATCTAAATGGTATAATACCGTTATGGATGTTTTAGGATTCGTTGACCCAACTGGTGCAATAGATTTAATAAATGGTATTTCATATTGGAGACAAGGAGATAAGTTGTTTGCGTTATTATCTTGGATATCGGTAATACCATATGTGGGGGACTTAGTAGGAAAACCTGTAATTGGTATGTTCAAATTAGGAGGAGCGTCAGGTAAGGCTTTTAAAGCGGCGTCCGCGGCAGGAGATGTTGCAAAAATGGCCGAATTAGCTAAAGCTTCCGGTCCTCTAAATAAAATGGTATCAAGTGTTGGAAAGTGGGGAGGTGCTGTTTTGAATCCATTAAAGAAGTTAGTTGGTAAAGTACCTGGTGTTGGCCCTGGTTTTGTAAGAGGTGTTGATGATTATGTTAAATTATTTGCCGATGCTAATAAAACTATGAAAGCGGGGGCTTCTGAGGCGATTAGATTAACGGCCAAAGGTGCGAAAAATCCATTGACAAAGGTTGAAGCTAAACAATTAAAAGACGCTTTAGAAACGGCAACAAATTTTAAAGGTTTCAGAAAGTTTAATGATAAACCAAGTTTTCTACAATATTGGAAATCAGACGCTTCATTCGGAGCAAAATTTGCGGCAGGTATGCCAAGAATATGGGGTAACCCCGCAACTAGAAGTTTAATGAGAAGAACTAAATGGTATTTGGGTTTATTGGATTTTGTTGGTCTTGGTAATTTTGTTGGGCCCGAAGAACTTGAAAATCAAATTGAAAATTTAGACTCAAAGGTTGCGGAGTACTCCCAAACACCCGAAGCTCAATCACTATTGGGTCAAGATTTGGCATCAGGTCTTCCTGGTGAAATTACACAAACACAATCAAGTGATGATTTATGGAAATTAGCATCTCAAGGGACACCACAAACTACAAATAAACCATCAGTTGGGACTGACGATATATTTGGATTTCTTTTCGCATAACTATGAAAAATTTACTAAAAGAATCAGGTATCAGAGAAATTAATAAACTCGCACAAAGATACCCTAAGGCCGAAATTTATTTCCACCAAGATTTAGATGGTGTAACAACGGCAATTGCCATGAAAAATTATTTGGAGCAACACGGTATAAAAGTGGTTGATGTCCATGTAATTCAATACGGAGATAAAGAATTTTCGGTTAAAAAGAATGATGCTCAAGGAGATACGATGCCTGTCCTTGTTGACTTCGCTCACGGAAAACCGATGTTTGTTATTCATACAGACCACCACGACAGACAAGCAGGTGCTGAAGATACAAAATCAACATCTTTCAGACAATCAAGGTCAAATGTTGAAACAATATCACAGATTGTTTCGCCAAAAGAAATATTCCCAAATGAAGATATATTACTCATATCAACAGTGGATTCAGCCAATTTTGCGTCTCAAAACATTTCAGTTGATGATGTAATTAATTATGTCTTCAAATTGGATAAAGATGAATCTTTAAAAAGAAATAAAACTCTACTTGGATTAGTAACTAACAAATTACTCCTTGCATTTAAAAACAAACCAGGATTCTTGGAAGAACTTGTAATGATGTCAAAACCATCAATCATGAGTATCCTCCAAAACATAAGAAGAATAATGGTTGAAAAAGGGTATGCAACAGTTCCTGAATTAGAAAAGAACAAGTCGGCATATATCCAAAGTATGAAAGGTAACGAAAATGTTAAAGTTGAGGATAATATTATTATTCAATATGGTGGTGGTAGTATGATGAAACCAGGTTCTTATGATAGGTATACACCATTTAAGAATAATCCTGAGGCTGACTTTTTGGTTATTGCTTGGCCCTTAGGATTAGTTCAAGCATCTTGTAATCCATTTAAAAAAGATAGAGAATTAAAGGGTGTTAATCTTGGGGACATCGCCCAAGAGGTTTTATCGAAGTGGGAAAGTCAACTAAAAGAAAGAGAAATACCACTATCAACAATTAAATGGATATCTGAAGATACAAAAGGGTTTGGAGCCGAATCAGTTGGTTTCACATTTAAAGATTTTGTAGCTCTTTATGGTAAGAATTACAAAACGATGGACAATGGTCGTGATATATTAACACATATCGGTGAAATGATGGAAACACCGTTTAGTGAATTACCCGAAGAACACAGAGAGATGTTGGATGATGTTACGGTAAATGCTTGGGACTTGATTCAGGCTAACTCAGGAGGACATAAATGTATTACAAATATTTCAGGATTGGTTTATTTGGGAAGGTCAAACAGACCACCAAAAGGTAAATACAAATATGACCCAAGCAAAGAAGATGCTGCTTATGTTAAATTTACCAAGATGATTCAGAATGAATTTGTGAGATTGTTAAAAGAGAAGATTAATTCTTAAATCTAATTTTATCACCCACACCAATATTCAATCTCTTACAGGAACCACCAATTATTTCTAAAATCATATCCCCATTCCCGCAATAGTTTTCACAATCTTTTGTTTTACAAGGAGGACAGTTGTGATGTATTTTAGTAATCTTGTTATCTGATATGAATATAATGTCCAATGGGACTATACAATTTTTCATCCAAAAACAATGGTCTCTATCATCCATCAAAAATAACATACCATTAAAGTCATCACCAAAACTTTTACGCATCATACCTTTTTGAGTGTCCTTTGATGAAAATACTGTTTTAGTTTTGAAATTATGGTTATTTATAGTTATATTCATATAGACATAAATATTCAGATTTTAGAATGGAAAACATAAAAAGATACGGGGGTGTAATTGTTAAGTATAAAAATGAAGTTTTACTTTGTAAAAGAAATGATTTTGGTGAATTACCAGGTGTGTGGTCAATACCTGCAGGTAAATTAGGAAACAACGAAAATCCAACTGCGGGTGCAAAACGAGAGTTTTTAGAGGAAACTAATATTGATATCCAAGATGATATTGAATTATGTGGTTTCATAAACAGAACAACTAGAGATGGGAAAAATGTTAAAGGGTTGATGTATGTATTCCTTTGGAATGTAGATGAGAAAAAAATACCTGATTTAAAAAATGCCAAAGACGGTAAAGAACATACCAAGTGCGGTTATTTTGGGATTGATAATTTACCTTTTGAAGATAAAAATGACCAATTAATGAAATTAATTGTGAATATTTTGAAAAAATCTTGATTTTTTTAGATTTTGACTATATTTATTTTCACAAAGCCCAACCCCTTTCTTTTAAGTTGGTAATTTTTAACCCCGACATTTTTTTTAATAGAAAAATGTTGGGGTTTTTCTTTTTTTGCTCTAAATTTGTAGAATTATGAAACATTTTGAAGTAAAACTACCAAAAGTTAGATTTGAATATGAGTTCCTTGAAACCATAGATGCGGGTATCGAGTTGAAAGGTATTGAAGTAAAATCTGTTAAAAAAAGAAACTTTTCTTTTGTTGATTCGTATTGTTATTTCAAAGACGGGGAACTTTTTGTTAAGAACCTTGTTATAAATGATGTTGAGGAACCCAAGAGGGAGAAAAAATTGTTGTTGAAAAAACAAGAATTGAATAAACTTGAAAAAGAACTTATCAAAGGACTTACAATAGTTCCTTACAGATTCTTTGCAAACGATAAGGGAAGAATCAAATGTACCATTGTATTGGCGAGAAGAAATAAAAATTACGACAAGAAACAAAAAATCAAAGAAAGAGACATCGACCGAGAAAATAAATTTGGAGAGTAATAATTTTTGTCTATCTTTGTAAAAAATTCACAATGACTACAATAACCCACACAATCAAAATCCAAAACGAAAAATTCGGAACCCTCCTCAATGAAAGTTTCATTGACCCAATTCAGTTCAAATTGTTTTTGAGAATGGTTCAAAGTTCAATCGAACTAAAAACCGACCTCACATTCTTCAATGGAGTTGAGTTCTTGGTTCACATTCCAAATCGTTTTTTGGTTGATTCCATTATTACCACTTCCATGAGCACTTTGGATGTTGTTGATGTTGTTAAAAGTAAAATTGAAGCACTCGTAACAAAATGATAATAGATTCAAACACATTCGGTTGGTTACTTTGTACTGGTATTGCGGTATTTGTAATCTTTAAGTATTGGAAAAGGTTTATCAAACTTGTTATCTTTGCTGCGGCCGCCATGTTCGTGTTGTTTGTTGTCCAAATCAAACAAATGTATGACGCGGTTGTGACTTCAGAACCCAAACCAAAGGTTGATAAAGTTGAAAAGGTTGATAAGAAAAAAGAGATTGAGATTAAAGCGACATACGATACTCTTAGTAAAACTATAGATATTGAGGATATTGAAGTTGTGGTTGGGGAGTAAAGTTTTCTTGATTAGTAAATCAAGTGGTGGACCGGTGATTCGGGCTCAAAATTAGGGGAGAAATCCCCTTTTTTTTATATTTATAATAAAAGAACTAAAATGAAAAATGTTATTGTAACCCAAGAGCAATTAAACAAACTTGTTAATGTTGTTAAAGAAAATGAAATAGGTAAAGATTCTATGGCAAAAAAACAACTTTTTACAATTGCAACATTGGCTCACAAAATGTGGGAAAGTATGGACGATAATGAACAACTTGAGGACTGGCAAGAAAGTAAAATAGCACAATGTGAACAAGCTATTATTGCGGTTGTTAAAGAATACATGTACGATGAGTTTGTTGATGATAATGTATCAGGTGGGATGGATAAACTTGATTTCGATGATTTAATCATTGGAAAAAAATAAAAAAATTATGGACATAAAGTCCCTTAAATTATTGAAGATTCAGTACAATCTAACGATTGATGAGTTGGATAAGTTATTATTTGGAAGAATGTCCGAAGAGGAAAAAAAGTGGACTTACCTATTATCCCAACAAGTACCAAACGAAAGTATTGTTGATGAATATGATGTAGTACACGATATATTACTTGCGGATGACCAAACCAAGAAAGACATTGAAAAAATGTTAGAAAGATTGGACTTGGTATTTAAAACATACGATATATCCGATTTGTATTTAAATCACCCAAATATACTTGGAAGTAAGTTAGTTGAGGATATTGATAATTTTGTTAAAAATTCTATTATTTTAGATGACGTGTTAGACAGAATCAACGAAGTTGGTTTAGAAAATATTAACACATTTGAGAAAAAATTTTTAACACTCCAAGATGGAAACGATATTAAAAATCCATAATACAAAACCGATTGTAATTAATCTACCAAAAAACGAAAAGTTAGAATTATTTTTAGAACACTACGAAAAGGACGATACGGATAAAATAACTCAAACCTATCACATATTCAGAGGGTTTTATTTCTTCAAAGACAGTTTCAATTTCCTAACAGATAAAATCATAGAACACTACATCAGGAAACAATTTAAAACACATGTAAAGTTATTTTCAATTGACGGTAACATCCAAATCAAAATTGAAAAAAGATGATATTTATATAAAAATATTATATGAAAACTAACACAAACTTCAAAAAACAAGTTTACAATGAAGTTAAAAGAAGGGGTCTTCTAAATGAACAGGAACTTGAAGGTAATAATGGTGGATTCAAAGAGATAATCTCAGTATTATTTCACTCAAGAACACAAGTTCACGTATTTCATTTACAAACTGAATCTTATGCCGAGCATAAAGCATTACAAGATTATTACGAAGGTATCGACGGATTAATTGACGGTTTGGTTGAAAGTTATCAGGGAAAATATGGAATCATCACAAGATATACAACAATTAAGGTTGATGATTATATGAACAATGACGAAGTAAAAAGTTATTTGGAGAAAGTTAATTCAGTTATCGAGAAAAATAGAACAAGTGTGAGTGAATCTTTTATACAAAATCAGATAGACACTGTTCAAGAGTTAATATTTTCAACCCTTTATAAATTGAAGTTTTTGAAATAATTTAAATTTATCTTATCTTTGAACCCTCACTTAACGTGGGGGTTTCTTTTTTTAACGATATTTATTACAAGATGAATAAGTTTGATAAATCATTAATAGCGTACATAAGTAGTACCACTGATTTTGCGGATATTGATATAACCGTGGAAGAACATCACGGTCGTAAGTATTTGATTGCACGAGTTGACGTTGAGAAGATTGATGAAAATAGTCCAAAGTATGACCAATCTTATGCCGAAAAATTAATCAGAAAGAGAAGACCAAATCAACCAGTTTTTATCACTCCTATGAATGCCTTGGAAAAAAGATTAGGAGATGCGGGAAAATTTTTTGGTGAATTAGAATATAAGACAGCTTTTTTGCCAAAAAATTATGAATTTTTGGATGATATTGAGAAAAAAGTTCAAGACGCAGTTAAAGAAATAAATCCTGAGTTTGATGCTGGATTTTCATGGGACTCTGATTACCCAAAACCTGTATTAACAATATATCTTGGTAGTTATGAAAAATACGCAGGATGGTATAAAGGAAAATATGGTCTTGGAGGTGAAGATTTCTTAGAAGAAATAGAAAAAATGATAGGTAATAGTATATCACTCAGACATTATACATGGAGAATTTCAAGTAGTAAGAAAAAGGATGACTAAAACTCCACATAACCAACAACACCATCACTCATATCATCTTCAATATTCTGACCAAACTGAAGTTCTATCGATTTTTTTGACGGGTTAAAGTAAAAAGTCCCTTGAGACCCTTCATTAATCTCCCAACCACCAAAATGGTATCCCAACATATCGTAACACCATTCTTCAATAAATGATGGTATATCCATTGATTGACCACTAGATAATTCAATATTGTCATGTAATTGGCCCGAGTCACCACTACCATCAAAACCTAACCTACCGGATTCTCCACCCATTTCTTCAAAGAATCTATCAAAATCCTCTTTTAAATCACCAAAATCATCATCCTCATCATTCCATTCCTTATGAGAATCCTCGGTGGAATACTCTCTATGCGAACCTTCAATAGTCATTTTACGCTCTTTAATATCAATCTCGAATTCTAAGGTACCAGTACCATCGTAATCGTAATAATCCATTAAAGTTGTGTCATTAAAAAAGTAATCAATTAGGTCATTAATTTTATCATAATCTTCAATTCGAGTGCCACTATCAGAATACCAATAATCATCTTGCCAATCAACACTACCACCTTCACTAAGATATACAGTTAATGTTGCGGTTTTAGCTCCGTAACTACCACAGTAGTATGAAAATAATTTAAGTGTTTTCTTTTGTTCCTCAGTTAATTC